CCTTAGCTATATTGCGCCCTCTTAGGTAACCGTCCCCGTGGCCTTCACGGTATCCCGTCCTGTAGGCAGCTAACATAAATAGGCCTACTATCAGTACTGTTAAAGTAATTACTGCTATATCAGCTAACATATTTCACCCTTTGTTAAGGCTGATAAAACTACTCCACTAAGTAGCCCTCTCAGCGTGTGGTAAAAGTATGAGCCCTAACACCGACATAAGGCAACGCGACACGCTAGCGCTTTAGTCTGTCCTCTAAAAGCATTTCATAAATACGGTCTACTTGGCCCTCTATACGCTCAACGCGGCCTCTAAGGTTATGGCCGCCGTTACCGTCTGGCCTTAGCTCTGATAAATAAAACTTAACTAAATGGCGTACCAGCCCAACCCCTACCGCTGCAAGGCTACAAAGTCCTAGCGCTATAGCTAATAGGGTTTGGGCTTGGTTCATTACTTAGCGCCTAAACCAAACTGTTTTTCATTAGGCTGTAATGCTTTAACTAATGGGCCTACCAAACCTGCAATAAAAGCGTTAGCCAATACTTTAGGGTCTGTGATGCCGGATAGATATAGAGCTGCAACGCTTGCTAGCGCAGCACGTCCATAACTGTACGCAGCTGCCTCTAGTTTTTTCTTGTCCATTTTTGCTCCTAAATGCCCTTAGTTTATTTGTGTTAGTACCGCTACGGTATGAGTACCGCTAGCAGCAACAGCATATAACGCCTCGTGGTCGCCTACGGGTACAGTTAATTTATCACCATTATCCAGCTTATAGCCGTTACTTGTACTTACGTTTGGCCCGCCTAAATAAATAGCGCCACCGCCTAGATTATGTAAATTAGCTGTTTGGTCAAAATCTGATTTAGGTACTATTACTACAGCCTGATTACCTACCACTACTTGTGCGCTAGTTGGCATTTTCTTGTCCTAACTTTGCAATTAGTTTAGCGGCTTTTTTAGCATTTACGCTTATTTCAAAGTGCATTTCGTCTTTACGGTTACTGTAATCCCCGCCCCACGTTAAGCCATATTTTTTAGCTAGCGCTCTAAGCATTGGCACTTTATCGGCTGGAAAAGTACCTATAGCTGCTAGCGGGTGTTTGGTAGCGTTTAGGTCTATAGCTGTACCGCTACTATGGCAGCTTAGGCGGTCTTTACTGCCGCGCACCATACGGAAAGCGTAGCCCCACTCATCTAAAGCGCCTTCATCTATTGGCTCTATTAGCGCGTGGAACTCAGCGGCAAAACCTACTAGCAAAGGTGCTACAGCCTCAGCGCATCTAAGTTTTCTGTTAGTGCCGGGTACTGCATAACTTTTTATGCCAATTTCTGCCGGGTCTTTACTGGCAGGCCAGCCGTTATAACTTGTTAGCATAATCTCAGAGCATTGTGCTAAGTTGTTAAAGGCACAATAGTCAAAGGCGTAGGCATTAACGCTTCTATTTCTGCCTGCGTTAATCCCAATTTAGTATAGGCGCTGATTTTGTTTTCTTTTAACAACTCTTGTTTTTGTTTTTCTTCTTCAGCAATAGCTAAATTGGTCTTTGTTGTTTCATCGAAAGCCGCTTGTTCTTCATCGGTCATTTCTCTAGTAATTTCTGTGCCTGTAACGTGATTATAGATAAATACATTGTTATTTGGCATTTTATATTCCTAATCCATAAATTGCTACTGTGCCAGCTATATTGGAACCATTCGATGAAGTGATTTTAATTCCTGTATAAGAGCGTGAAGTTGTATTTAGACCAGCTGCTAAAGTAGCTGTGAAATTATCTCCACCTAAGCCGTGACCGCTAAACTGCGGCGCACCTTGATTATTTACCTGTGATAGATAAGCTAGAAAATGACTTGCCTGATTTGTGTTACTACTTATCTCTGCGCAAAAGTTCCAACTAGATGCAGGGCCACCACTTGTATTAGTGTTGCTACTTCCTACTTTTACAGTATTAAAATAATAATCGCTTGTTTGCTCGGTGCTAGTTGAATAAAGCAAAGTTAAGAGTAGATTTCTAGTTCCTGACCCTGCATAGAATATCTTTTCAACGCTTATTAAATAGGCATCATAAGAGGCTGAGATTACGCCTGTTAGTGAAACGCTTGTAACAGCACTAAAAGCACTCCGAGAAATTAAAGTTAATCCTGCAGCACCAGCGGGCGCAGCCCACTTGAGGCCTGTCGGTGATACTGTGCTATCGGCTGTTAAAACTGTGCCGTTTGCCCCTACTGGTAAATTATCAAAAGTAGCGTTACCTGTACCTACTATCAAATCTGCCTTAGCTGTAATCTCAGTAGCCATAGAGTTAGTAATAGTTACCGTACCGCTAGTGCCACCGCCGCTAATACCTGTGCCAGCTGTAACACCCTCTATATCACCTGTTGCGCCGCTAGCTACCCAAGCGCTACCAGAGTAATACCATAAACTGTTAGTATCTTTAGTAAATGCAAATTGGCCTTCTTGTGGGCTAGTTATTGCAGAGTTTCTAGCTGCCTCTGTAGCAAAAACTAATACGCCTTGCATTAAATAGCCGTTTACGTCGGCGGCTGTTAAAACCTCACCTGTAGTAAAGGTTTTAAATCCTAAGCCCGCTGCCATTGTTCCCCCTAATAGGCCAATACGCCGGTGTCTAGCACCCCGTATAGGCTTGAGTCTAGTATAAAGCCGTCTATTATTGGCTCTAGTGTGGTTAGTGTCGTTTTCCAGCTGCCGGGCGTAATTGCCATAGATACGCCAAACACCTGCAAAGTCTTAGTTAAGGTAGATGAGCCCGGTTGGTTTGTAGTAATAGTTATAGGGTCAAAAAAATCTAGGTCTAGGGCCGCGATTATGCCGGCATTATAGTTATCTGTGTATAAATCTAAAGTAATGGCATCACATCTTATAGAGGTTTCTTTACGGCTAGCTACATAGGCTTGGGCGTAATCTAGGGCTACAGCATCTGTTTGCATTAGTAGATTTTGCTGGTTATAGCTGTGTGCAAAATACTTAGCTACGCTAGCTGCATCTGTAGCTAATTGTGCCGTGCCACCCGTACGAGTAATGCTAGCTTGATTATAAACCAACGTATCATCTAAGCGCCAAACCGCATCAAAATAACCTATATTTGTGCCATTATCGTTAAACACGGTAGGTGTGCCACCTATGCTAGCTGTAGTTACCTGCCTATCTTGAAATACAAAGCTGCCCGTAGCATCTACATAAAGCGCCCCGTACTCACTTAGAGTCACCGTTTCCATAGCTGCAAGGCTAGTACGGGCCGTGCCGGGGTCTGCCTGTAGCGTAGTTAGCCCTGCATCTACGTCACGCATAGAGCTAGGCCAACCTATCTGGTCTAATATTTGATTAATGCGTGTGCCGGATAGGTTACCCGCGGTAGCCCCTGTTACTGTGGCTATTTGTGCATTTTGGGCAAGTCTAAACGCATCTACCGCCGTTATTGTGGTATAAACAACATCAAGCGCATTTTTAGGCGTAGTAGTGCTATAGCTAGTAATAAATCCGCTAAAGATAGGGTAAGTAACGCTGTTATAAGTAGCCGATATAGCTACTTTACGCATAGGGTCAAGCAAGCCAAAATAAGGGCTGCCGGGATTTTGCGGGTTAAAATCGCCGTTTTGGTCTACTATGCGTAATGTAAGTGTGCCGGTCTGAAATCTATCGGCCTGTGCGTTACGGCCTCTTTTAGTTTGTATGCTATCTACTACATTAGATACATCTACAATTACTGCCGCGCTATCGCTTAATATATTTGTATCTAATATACCTTCATCTAAAATTATAGCTTGGGCAAAGCTAGGGCCAGTACTAAAGTTAATTACCGCGTTTATTGTCGGTAACGTCATTGTGCTATTACATTTCCAGTATAGGTTAAAGAATTGCCATAGCGGGTATTTTCTATAACTGCATTTTGTACTACTTCAATAAGACCGCTAGTTTTATCTATGATTTCTATGCGTATAGGTTCATCACGCATACGGAAAGCCGCCGGGTTAAAAAAGTCTGGCAAACCCGCGCTTGTAAGGCTTGCTGTAGCTATATTTAATGCGCGCTCACTTTCAGCAAAAAGCGCATTTGCTAACGCTAACTCTGACTCAGCCAAGGCACTAAGAGCGTCTGCGTGGGCCTCTACAGCTCTAATAGCATTTGGGTCACCTGATTTATAACGGCTAGCTATATCTTCATCTAAAATGCTATCATTAACATTTCTTGTACTAGGTATAATCGGGCTTAGAAAATCAAAACGCATACCCATAATAGCCATAAGTTTAGCTATAGCATCATCTAGGTTTTTTAGGTTTATTAAATCTTTAGGTACAAAACTATCTAAAATCTTATCTATATCTGTTAATTTATAAGTTTGATTTTGCAAAGTAGCTAATATAGCTAGCTCTTTATTTAATTGCTCAGATAAGGTAGTAGCACGTTTTACGTCTTTATCTGCTATAGCATCTTCTAACTCTAGCATTAACCGTTTTACTGTTAGGCGCTGTGCCTCATTAGCTAGCTGTAATTTTTGCTGGTCTGTAGCAGCTGTACCTAGCCTGTTTATTTCATCTTGTTTACTTAATATAGCGGCTTGTATTTGTATCTTATCTAAATCAAAAACATCTTCACCCTTGCCAAGTGCTAGGGCAGCTTTATCTAAGGCTAATTGGTCTTTCTTTTCTTTAGTTAATGCCTTTGTTAATGTTAGATTTTTTTTAAGATTTTCTTGCTCTTGTCTATAGATTTGACGTCTAAGACGTGCAGCAGAGCGTATTTTTGCAGGGTCATCAGCTGGGCCAGAATCAAATAAACCGCCAAGAGCTTTTAAGCCTTTCAATGCTCCTATAGTTTCTGAGATTTTTAACATTAAAGCAATTACTGGATTATCTTTTAATTTATCAAACTCTTCACCTATTTTACCTGCAAACGCTGTAATTTTACCTAAAGCTCTGCCTATATTTGTACCCAAGTTTATTATTGCTTCTTGAAACTCTTCAACGCTAACGCCTGACTCTTCAAGCCCATCTACAAAACCTTCACCTATTTTTTCTTTAGCTAAATCTGCCGCTTGTCCTATTCTTGCTAACTTACCTGCATAAGTGTCGGCAGCTTTAGCAGCTGCGCCGCCAAACCTACTATTTAGTAATTTTAATAATTCATCAAACTTTACGCCTTGTAATTCTGCTGTTGTATAACCTATGCCTAATTTTGCTAACGCTGTAGTTTCACCTTGAAATGCTTTACCTAAAGCTACGCTTACGCTTTGTAAATCTTTGCCTGTAGCTCCGCTTATGTCTAAGGCTGTCTGTAATAATTTTTGTGCTGTAGTTGCATCACCTGTAGCTTGTGATAATTTTATAAACGCATTAGTTAAATCGCCGCCTGCCTTGCCTGTAGCTAAAGCTAGTTTGTCTATAAATTGTCCTATAAACGGTGCAGCAAACGCTAGGTTTATTGAGTCTAAACTATTGGCTAATAATGCAGCCTCTTTTTGTGCATCACTAAACGCCCTAGCTACTGCTCTACCAAACGCTAAAACAGCAGCTACACTAAAAGTTTTTGCTAAAGTTTTGCCTAAGTTTTTTGTAGTTTTACTAAGTTTAGTAGTTGCTGTTTCTGCCTGTGTAAACGCTTTTTTGCCTGTAAACTCAGAGGCTATATTTACTACTACTTGTGGGTCTACAGCCATTATGCCACCGACTTAAAATTATTATTAAATATAATTTTGGTTTTTTCTATAGCTTTAATTACAGCTGCGTTAGTCTTGCCGCCGTCCTCAGCCCACGCTCTATAGATAGCCCGGCCTCTCATCTTTCTAGACCTACGCCCCGCGCCTGTTTGATTATTAGCATCTACTATTTTACCTGTGGCATCTAGGGCATCTATAAACTGTTTACCAGCGTTAGGGTTCAAGCTCTTAGAATATTGTTTACCGGTTGCCGTGGTCTTGTCGTATACGCCATTTATATAACGGTCTACTACAGGCCCTTGTGGTCTGCCTTGTGGGTTAAGCCGCCCGGAAGTTTCATAAATAGCACCGGCAGCGCTTACGTTAGCTATACGCGCTAAAGCTCTAAAACCGTTTCTATTAACTTTACTAGGCGCTGTCCTATAACCTATGCCTCTCCTAGCGGCAGCTGCATCAAATCTCGGAAATTGTCTATATTTAGTATCGCTAGCCTCTGCCTTACTCCACCCGCTTAAAACAGTAGCAGGTATAAAACCGCGGGCAACTGTGACTATAGGTTTTAATAAAGCCACCATTTCTTTTTGCAATTCTTTAGATAATTCTGGCGTAAACTTGCGTAATGCTTTGCGCGCTTCAATAGCGCCTCTTAACTCTGTTGGCATCTTGCACCGCCTTAGCTTTATCTGTTAAAACTTTTAATATATTACTAAACATCACTTCATCTAATTCTAATAAATACTGGGGCGCTATGCCTGTCTCTACCGCAATTTGTGCGATTAGATAGCCAAAGCTACCGCGCCCCACTATTCCAAAGGGTCATCATCTAGTACCTCAACTTTAGCTAAGGTTTCTAGAAAATCTGCCCCGTAACTTTTTACGGCTTCCCCGCTTGTGCGTAAACACTCCCAAGCAAGCCAATAAACGTCACTCTGTTTTTCATCATCTCTAAAGGCTTTGTGAAAACCTTTCTTTGCATACAGCTCAAAGGCGTACTCAATACGGGGCGTAATCTTATGCTCGGTTACGCTGCCGTCTGCCCTTGTTATTTTAAGTTTTGCCATTGTTGCCCCTTTGTTTTAGTTATGGTGTGGTATCTACTACAATAGGTGAGTTACAAGTAAATGTAAGGCTCTGGCTACTAATATCCCCAACAGCGCCGTTAATATCTGTTGTATTGTTCACCAAAATTGTAGTTTGATATTCTGGGTTCGTTGTAGATATAGCGGCGCTAGTTTGCTTAAGTGTTAACGCTACAGTAGTACCCCACGCAGCTTGCAACGCGGCGCGTACTGCACCTGAACCGCTTGCTGCATTATCATTTAGAAAATCAAGCGTAATAGTGCTAGCTTCCAAGCCTTTAACAAACTTATGCGCGGTATCGCCCATAGCTGTTACTTCCAGCTCATCAAAGCTACGGTTAATAGTTGCGCTAGTAACGTGGTCTGATAAGTCCACGCTATTAAGCGTAACTACTACGCCGTTAGATAGGAAAATTGCCATTTGTTATACCTCTGTTTCTTGTGTCGGTGTTTCTACGGGTGTTTCTTTTTTCTTTGTTTCTTTAACCTCTTTAGGCAATTCTTGCCCTATCTTGATTAGAAACGCTTTATCTTCGTCTGTTAGTGCCATTTTAGCTCCAGCTCGTTAGTACGGATATTTGTAAATCACTTGTTAGTAAGTCGCCGCTAGGTAACGTTAAAACGCTAGGTGCAGTTACAGCGGTAACGTTAAATACAATAGAGCTAGCAGCCAATTTATTAAACACGGCTACTATCGTATCTTCTATGCCTTGTAGGTTGCCTTCATTAGAAAACATAGGCACGGTCATAATTATTTTGAAATTAGCCATAGGCGATATAGTCGCTTGCTTATTATTGCTAGGCGTAAGGTAAGGGTCAGCCGGGGCTACTACTACGCTGTTAGCTACTATTGTGCTAGGTGGAAAACTAAAAGTACTCCAAACAGCGTTATTAGCTAGAGCAGCGGCTATAGTAGAGCGTAGTGTAGTAATCGCGGCTGGCATTATCCCACCATAGCGTTAGGCGATAAGTACGGCGCTAACAAACCGCGTATAGATGCCATTAAAGTATTACTCATCTTAAAAGGGCTAGGGCTGTAACCGTCTACGCTTACGCCGCCGTTTTGTGTGCTAAAACGGCTTGTCCAGATATTCTCAGCTAGCATAAGTGCAGCTGCGTTTATAGCAGGTGTATTAGCGTAGGTAGCAGTTTTTGTATCATCACCGGTCATAGTGCCGCTAGGTACTACGCGCCTAAAGTTTTGGTCAGCTGCCGTTTTTGCATATTGTATAAAACTGTAACCCTGTGGGTATTGGTAATAGTTAAGCTGAAAATTAAACGCTGGCAATAAATTAGTAGTACCCGCGCTAAATGGTACTGTTCCAGTAATCGTATAAGTGCCGTTAAAAGTAGCGCCAGCCCCGGCTACAGTAACGGATTGACCAGTAGTGAACAGGCCGGGGTTGGCTATCATCACGGTAGCTACATTGTTCACTAATGCAGTTCCCACTACCGGTGCAGAGTCAAACCATAAAAACCCGTTAATTAAATCTTGGGCAGTTTGGCAGGTGTCCTCTATCCAAGTGTAAGAGTCGTACAAAGTGCCAACGCCTAAAGATGCTTTTAACGTAGCAGCTGTAACGTAAGTAGCCGGCATATTTGTACCTTTCTTTGTAGGTCTGGTAGAGCCAAAGGGCTAAGGCCCTACCAGACTATTAGTTATTTATTATGTTAAGTTAAAACGACGGATACCTGCAGGCATTTTAACTAGCGTGGCCATAAAGCCATAGATAGCTACTTGTACCTGTAGATTTGATACGACGTTTACGCTCATATAAGCCTGTGGGCTTTCATAAACGGTTACTGCCTCTGGCACGATAATAAACGCTGACTCATCAATAACGCCAGATACCATATTTTTATCTACATATAGGTCTAGACCTAAGACGTTACCTCTAATTGAGGTTGGTCTAACGTCGCCGCCTGCGTTCATTGGCTGGATAGCGTTATAAATTGGGCGGCCTGTGTTATCAGTTGCACCCATTAGCAAAGACCATTGAGAGGCATTAGCTAGATAATTTTGCGCAAAATAGCCAGTACCTTTATAGGCGGCAGCGGTTTGTTCAGCTGTGTAAGCAATAATGCCAGCACTTGTTGCGGCTTGTGGGTTAGCTTGCTGTCCACCGGCTGTTAGAGCTGCTACTACTGCCGTATCTGTTGCAGTTAAATACGCGTTTTGTAGTTGCGCTGTT